TAAATTGAATTCTATGTTTAAAATATCGTAAAATAAATTGTATAAAATTTTCTTAATTTGTTCATTGTCGCTGGTAATACGCAATACGTCTCCGAAATCGTCTTTCATTACTGCCTCGTCTGCATAAATGTCTAATGCAGATGCAATAATTGAATCTTGATCCATTACTTCATAATCTGTATACAACTCTGTTTTCGATGAAAAATAGTTGTAATTTGGATTGTACATGTTCATTGAATTTGGTTTTATCCCATGTAAACGAGTAAACCTATCAATGTATTTCGAGTTATGTGGATTTCCTACTGATTGTAGATAATCATTATCTATAACACGTAACTTGTTTTTACCATACTTTCGTACTATTACATTTGTATTAAACAAACGTTTTAAACGACCGTAGATTGTCTTTTCAGCCATAATATTTCTTTAATTATAAATATCTAATTGTTACAATAACCAAGATTTTTAATGTAATTCAGAATTTTTCTTATTAGCCCAATACTCGATTTTGAGCATTAAATATTATTTGGTCATATATACGTTTATAATTCATAATTACAAAAGCCAAGTTAAATCTTCATCTTGATTATGTCCTGTATTTTGAGTCCAGCCTGTTTGTTTACGCATACCGGCATTTGAGCTATATGCTCCTGTCGATTTACCAATATAATCCAACGCTTTTCGATTTAAATCCATTCCTTGTTGTCTTAATTTCAATGCAGTATCTCGTATCCATAATCCAATACAAAATGACATTGTTAAATCGTCATTATATCCTTGTTGAGCTTCTGCTTTTGACCCATTCCATATAAATACAAATAATTCTTCGATTAATCGAGCACTTCGAATTACTGGCACTCGTTCTCTCATGTATGTATCTAATTTGGAAATTAATAATGGCCGAGTTCTTGACGAAGTCGTAAATCCAGCTACCATTTGAGAAGTATCTTTTAAATCGACATACTTAGCTAACTGCTGCGACACGTCGGATAGTGACTGATCTTTAGGTGAATAGTATAAATTTTTATATTCTCGATCTATAGCAACTTGAACTGCAGCCCATCCGACATTAGCATTTTCAATAACAAGAAGAGCGTCATTGTATTCTGTCGCCATATTAACTAACATGTTACCGTAATCTTTCGTAGATATTTGCCCTCTATATTCCGCAACTTGCGTTACAGTTTCTACATCTATTACATGAAATGCAGAATAGTCACCTCCGTCACCTCGTGCAACGTCAGCTACTACTATATAATCTTTTGTATAATCCGGCTGTTCCCATATCCATAAATTTCCATCAAAGCCTCGTCGTTCTACAGGATTTTGTACTGTAGTTTGTCGATACCATTCTAAAATAGTACCGTCTACGACAGAATACCCAGATGTAATAAAGTCGCAATCACATTCTTGAGCTGCTGCCTTTACACCTAACAATTCATCTTGTAAATCTCTCCACGATTGGTCTCTGTCAGGGTGAACTGTCCAATGGAGTTTAATATGATTAAATTTGCTATTCGGATTAGTTTCTGCTTCAACCCATGTTTTATGAAAAAAGTTACCGGTACCATTAGGAGTCGATAATACTATTGCTCCTCCACCAGTAGCTAACGTTTGTTGAGCTGAGGTCCAAATATCATTAATGTTGTTAATAAATGCAGCCTCATCTATGATTAATAGAGACAGAGCTTCTGAACGAGTGGCATCACCTGCTGAAGAAACTGCCTTACATTGAGACCCATTGACAAATCGCAATGAAAGTCGATTATCTTCTTCGGTATCTAGTTTCAACCATGAAGGTAAATTTTCATACATTACCTTAACTTTAGTTACTAGATTTTTCGCAGTATTTTGTGTTGTAGCAATTACAAGAATATTTTTATCAGAAAAGAAAGTCATTAGCCATAAAGAATATCCAGCAGCTAATGTAGAAATACCTAACTGACGAGACTTCAATATGATATTGTAATCATGATCTCGAAGCTGTAGCAGCGTCTTTTCTTGAAAAGGATATAATTGAAATGGAATTTTGCCTCTTTTCGGATGCTGAATCTGGCAATATTTTTTCATGAAATAAACAGGATCTTGTATACATTTTTTATACTCCTGTTTGATAATTTCTTTTAAGGTTTTTTGAGCCATAACGGTAATTTAATTTGTATTTTCCAGTTCGCAGATGCTTGTACAAATACTCCTAAATTAGAAGATACTCCTGCATTTAAACTATATAAATGATCTTTTTTCGTTTTCAAAACTAAATTCGGGCCTAAAAATACAGCGTTAGGTTGCATAACACCGCCACCGATACCTAGAAAATATTGATTTTTTGGTGGCTCAGTTACAATTATCGTTTCGTGTATTGTTTTATATTTGATATCTGAATTCCAAATTCTGCCTGAAACGGCATTTTTTGTTATAGTATCTGTAATTGCAATGTATCCTAAATTACTATCTAACTGCAATGTATCTTTATATACATTTACAGAATAATATTCATTAAGTATAGCTGCAGTATCGACATCGGCAGGTACGTTAACATATATAGGAACTTCCTTGTAAATTGTCTTACCTTCACGATATTCAACTTGCGTAACTTCCTGATAAACTGTATCTACCTCTCGTTTAATTACTACATACGAAGTTCCGTTAATATTAATAGTTTCTCCTGTGTTAGAAGAATCGCACCCGCGAAGATATGCAATAACTATAATTAAAATCAGTATTACGATATAGGTAAAGTATTTTTTAAACTTTTCCATTTTAAATAAATATCAAATTGTTAATTATGTAATTTGCGCGGGGCTAGAAGGAGATACAGTTGCCCCAGTTACAGGAATCGGTCCGCCGCCGCCTCCGGCAATTGTCTGACCAGGAGGTACTATAATAGTAGCAGATTTAATGTATCTATCAATTGCCGCTGCTAATTTTTCAGATAATTCAAGTTGCGATTGTTCTAATGTAGATGAATCGTTGTTAGATAACGATCGTAAAGCATCTAAAATGTCTAATTGAAGTACTTGAGGAATTAATGGCATAACTTTTACTTTTTATCTTTTACTGGCCCGCCTACTACCCATGCATCACATGTTCTAGAAGCAGCACATTTGAATTTCAAAAATGTACAATATCCTAATTTACCTGCTTCGATAGTGTCCCAAGTCGGGTCAGATCCATCTTGTTTAGGATCTGTTTTTGGTTCTTCAGGTTTTGCAGCAACTGCACCACCTTCACCCTCAGCAACAGGCTTGTTATCAGGTTCTGGTTGTTCGGTATTAGATTCTGGTTGATCTACATCTACATATTTTTCTCCAGATAAAATGCCTTTTTCTAAACAATTAAGCATTTTTGTAGTTATGTTAAATGCTGCACAATTACCACATCGAGAATCTTTCGTTTCTTCAATAGTATCTAATTTCCATTTCAGTTGCTTTTCTTCCCAAAACTTAATATTCGGATTGTTTGGATTCAATGGACCGTATCCATATCGATCTATAGCAATCTGACGATTTTTAAGATTAACGTCGATGTTTTGAGTAGCAACTGGGCATTTCATTTCTTCTTCTGCCTCTTTCAATAAATTTACTAAACTAATCATTTTTATACTTATTTTAAATAAATATTATACGTAGTGCGTTTTAGTTACCATTGACCATGGAATGCGTCCTTTGTAACCAAATTGAGATGTAGATCGTATAGACGATAAATAGGAATCTGAATCAACTTTTTTACCTGATGCCATAGCAGCAAGCAATTGAATCATGCTCATATTAGATTTAAAATCGTCATCAGCTACTATACGATCTGTAGGTAAATTATCAATTTGTAATACTACCGGGTCAGCTTTAATTCCATTTTCATGGTAAATTCTAGACGCATGGTCTGCATAATATCGAGCTCGATCATAATCTGTCGACAAATATATTTTATCAGGAGAATCTTCAGTATAAAAACTATCCCACTTTAAAATTTCATGATCATGTTTACTAGGAGGAACTATACCTAAGCGCTTGATATTTTCTAAATCTTTCGAAGTCGTTCCATGAAAAGCTCGAGGAATAGTATTAACGTAACTAGCATCGTAATTTAAAAACGTTTTTACGTCATTTTTGCCTAAAATTTTCTTAGCGTCTGTTAATCCAATTTCAATTTTATAGTTTGGTTTTATTAACTTTAACCGAACTAAGTCAGCAATTGCTTGTTGAAATCTAGGTACTGTTTTAAATGAACTCCAGTCGTCATAATCGTATATTTTTACTTCTTTTTTCTTTGGATTAATTTTCAAGTTAACATTGCGATTAAGCCCGCCAGTTTGAGACATTAAATTCATATGATCTTTAATATCTCCATTTACAATTACATGACCATCTAACCATAAAACAGTTGCTTCAGCGTCTGGTTCGGATTGTAATTGCTTTAAATATGTATCGACGCCTTTAATCGATCGATATTCGCGTAATAAATCGATTAACTTAATCATTATAGTTTAATTATTGATTTAGATAACATGTTATCTAAACGTGCATTTACTGATTCTTTTTTAAACGGAGGTGATATGTTAAAATTACCAGATTCTAAATCAGTTTCTATAGAGCTAAGTTCAGGACCACCTACTTTTGTATCAAACTGAGGCATGTCAGCACGTTTAGGGGCTTCAGGATTATCAGGTAACACGGCTAAATTTTCTCCTACTTTTGTAGCAATTGCTAAACGTAATTGATATATCGCTTCAGGTGTGCTAGGCTTACCTGGACCTACTTTATCTTTCACTCTATCCGCTAATTTTCCAAGCCAATTTAATACAATTTTTATATCTTTATTATCTCCCTCTGTTAAATCTTTCATCATTGCGTCATTAAGTAATGGGCCAGGGGCGCCTGTATCTGTTTGTTTATTAACATTAGCCATTATCATTTTAGAAATTTTAATGGCATTTTCACCCAATATATTAGTATCAAATGGATCAGGTTGAGAAGGGGTCTTTTTTCCAGGACCTAATTTTGCTGCAATTGCTAACTGAGCAGCTGCGAGTACTTGAGATGTATTTTGTCCTG